GTTCTGGATCAGCCGCTCGCGCTCGCGGATGATGTCGTTGATCTCGCGCTCGGCCTCGCGGTCGGGGCGCGGGATGGCGGCCACGCGGCGGGTGGTACCCTCGATGCGGCGCAACGCCTCGTCGCGCTCGCGCAGCGCCAGGGTTTCGAGACGGGTGCGGTCGGCGGCGGTGATGCCGCCGGCAGCCTCGGCCTCGCGCAGACGGCGGACGCGGTCGTCGTACTCGCTGTTGATCCGGAAGCGGTCGTCGAGCGCCTTGCGGAGTTCCTCGGCATCCACGGCGGCGCGGCGGCGGCGGGCCTCGGCGGCCTGGCCGGCTGCAGCCTCCTGCTCGGTGCGCTGCCGCTCGCCGGCGGCCTGCTCGCCGCGGGTGATCTCCTCCGACAGCTCCTGGTACTGCCGGCGCAGCTCCTCCAGCCGGGCGGCGCGATCCACGCCGGCCTGCTGCTGGGCGGTGCCGACCAGCCCGCCGCGGATCGAGCCACGCCGGGGCTGCGAGCGCAGGCTGTCGCGGCCATCGTTCTCCGCCTCGAGGCGGGCGATCTGGGCGCGCAGCGCCTCGGCCTGGGCGCGGCGGTCGGCTTCCTGCTCGGAGGGGAGCAGCAGGCCGGAGCCGCGGCGCACGCCGTCCAGCACGCGGGCGGCGCCGGACAGGGCGCGCGCCAGGGCGTTGGACAGGCCGATGGCCTGGTCCAGTCGGGCGAGGAACTGGTCGGCGGCCGCGGTGAGCTGGCCGAATGCGCGGCCGACGGAGAGGGGCGCGCGCTCGAACTCGCCATTCAGCCGCTCGACCGCGCGCAGCAGCGCCGGGAACACCGTGTCGGCGGTGAGCTTGCCCTCGGAGCCGAGCTTGCGCAGCTCGCCGATCGAGACGCCGAGCTCGCGGGCCAGCGCCTGCGCCAGGGTGGGCAGGCCTTCGAGGATGGACCGCAGCTCATCGCCCTGCAGCGTGCCCGAGGCCAGGGCCTGGGCGAGCTGCTGCGTGCTGGAAGCAATCTCTTGCTGACTGGCACCCGAGGCGATGGCGATGCGCTGCAGGCCGCCGACCAGCGTGGCGACCTGGTCAGAGGTGGCGCCAATCTCGCGCGCGGCGATCGAGAAGCGAGCGAAGGCGTCCACGCTCTCGCGGACTGCGACGCCGGTCTGCAGGCTGTCGCGATAGAGCCGGTCGTAGATCTCGCCGGCGCGCTCGACCGAGCCCAGCGCGGTGTTGAGCCGGCCCATGGACTGGGTGAGCGCGTCTCCGGCGACCACCACGGCGCGCAGCCCGGCGGCGAGGCCGGCGATCTGCACGCCGCGGACGGCGACGTCGAGCAGGTCGAGCGCGCGGGAGGCGCGGTCGGCGCCGCCCTGGATGCGCTCCAGGCTGCGCTGGCCGGTCTCGCCGACCTCGCGCAGCTCCTGCTTGACGCGGGCGGCGTCGTCCAGCGACAGCCGGACCGAGACGCGGCGGGTGGCGTCAGCCATGCGTCACGCCTCCTGCGTTGGTCGGGTGGTCAGGATCCGGGGGGATCAGTGCGGTGCGCGGCGGCACCGGCGGCGAGGCCCATGCGCATGGCGAGCAGCAACTCGGCGGCTGCCCAGCCGGAGGCGCCCATCTCGCGGGCGGTGGCGAGTGCGGCCGGCATGTCGAGGTCGAGGCCGGCCATGGTCGCCCCGGCACTTGCGGTGCCGGCGGCCCAGACGGCGGCACCCTCGACGCTGGCCGGCGCGTGGGCGGCGTAGGGACAGGTGAGACCGCAGTCGCGATCGAGCGCCGCGCAGCCGCGGCAGTAGTCAGGGCCCTGGCCGAAGTGCCATTCGGCGCGGGCCCTCAGCCGTTTCCCTCCAGCGCCACGGTGGCGACGGGGCCGGTGGCGCGATCCCAGAAGGCGGCAGCCATCTCGTCCATGTCCATCAGGCGCTCGACGGCCTCGGGGGAGAGCGGCAGCGGCTTGCCGGCGGCATCGCCGACGCCCTCCCAGGCGGTGACGGCGTGGCGAGCCAGCGCCTTGACCAGGAAGGCGAAGGCCAGGCCGCGCGCCATGTCGGGGTCGAGGTCGGCCTCGGCAGCCCGCAGCGCGCCGAGGCGCCGGGCGGAGCCGGCCTGCGCCGCGGCCATGACGGCGGTGGTGACGGGGCGGATTTCCACGCGCACGCCGCGCGGCAGGTCGAGCCAGTACGGCTCGACCGGGAGGTCGAGGGTGAGCATTATGCGTACTCCGTTGCAGCCTGCTGATTGCGCAGCACGGCGGTCATCATTCGGGTGGCGGTTGCGTTGAAGGCGGCGCGGAAATCGAAGCTGGCCTCGACCCCGGCCGGCCCCTCGATCGGGGTCTTGGCCAGCGCCAGATAGACCTCGTGCAGCGTGATGGTCAGGCTGCGGTTGGCATCGATGGTGAAGGCGAGCGCAAATTCCGCCGAGGTGCCCGCCTGCGCCTGGGCGAGCAGCGTGGTGTTCTCGAAGCGCACGGTGATCTGACCGGTGCAGCGCGCGATGCCGGGATCCACGCCCTCCACGCGGCGATCGGCGCGAATGGTCCGCACCGCCTCCATGCCGTTGGCATAGGTGAGCCGCGCGCCGGTAACCTGCGCCAGCGCCGCTGCGCTCCGCGTGATGGATCCTTGGGCCTTGTTGAAGGCGGTATAGGCCGCGCTGGTCGGCGTCCCGCCGGACGTGGCACCGGTGCGCGCCGAGCCCTGGCCGAGCAGCCCGAAGGTCGCGGTCGCCGCACCGGTCGGCGTGAAGTCCAGCTCCAGCGTGTCGGCACGGACGCCCGTGCACACGTCGAAAGACGGCACGTCGGGATAGCCGATCTCCATCGCGTTGCTGGGCAGCGAGGCCGCGCCCGAGCCGAACGTATGGATGAAGTTCGTCGTGCCGGTGGTGGTCGGCGCGCCCAGCAGCAGCCGCAGCCAGTGGCCGATGTTGATCAGATCGACGGGCACCACCGCCTGGCCAGCGACAGTCACCGTGTCGAGGAAGGGCGCGGCCGGATCGCGGTTGCTGCCGACGCCGATGACGTCGGCATCGAGCAGCGGCTGCTCAGCGCCGAGATCGCAGGACAGGAACGGCATGCGCCGCCAGTTGCTGCCGGGCGCGGTGCCGTAGACGGTTTCGGGCAGCATGAGCAGGCGGCAGTTCGCGCCGATGGCACGGGGCATGGGCTTTCTCCTGGAGAGGGATCAGGCCAGCGGCGAGCCGGCGACGGTGAACCAGAGGGTGACGGGGATGGCGGCGGCGCGGGCCGCGGCCGCACCTTCGAACTCGACATCCTCGAAGGACGCGCTGCCCGGCTGCGCCCATTCGACAGCGCCACCAAGGGTGCGGTTGGCGCTGATGGCCGCAGCGACATCCACCAGCAGCGCGTCGAGCAGGGTGTTGCGCGCGGCGGGCGTGGCGCTGGTGACGGTGATCTCGACCTCGGCGCGATGCTCGATCTGCCAGGCGAGTGGCGAGAGGATGGGCGCCTCCTCCACCGTCTCGCCGTCGCGAACGACCACCAGCCCACCGGCGGGGATGCGCTGCGGGATGGTCTCGCCGCGCAGCACCAGCGGCCCCGGGTTCCTTGCCGCGAGCGACGTGACCAGTCGGCTGTGCAGCGCCGCGATGGCGATCTCGCGCGCGCTCATGCTGCCCTTCCACTTTCGCGTTCCCACGCGGCCACGAACCGCCCCGGCAGGCGACGCAGCCCGCGCTCGGCGGCGCCCCGCACGTCGAGCCGCTTGGCAAGCTTCACCTGTGGCAGCAGCAGAAACATTGGCACCATCCCCTGCTCCAGAAGTCCGCGCGCCCAGGCTTCGCGCCCCTTGCGGTTGGCGGTGCCGACCTCGGTGACGCCGCCCGCCACGAGACGGGTCCGGCGACGCCGCCCGGTCTGCTCGCCCTGCCGCAGCGGCAGGCACCAGACGAAGCCCCGGCCAGACTTGAACGGCCGGAGGAACGCCTGGCCGGAGGCGACCATCTGCGCCGGCGTCACCCGCATGCCCTTCTCCCCACGCCCCCGGCGTCCGCGCGCGGCGTTGAAGCCGGTCGGGATCGCCAGGAACTTCCCGCCGCCCTTGGCGCGGATCAGCGCGCCGCGCTCGAACGCGTCGATGACGTTCGGCACCTTGGTGAAGACCAGCCCCGCCGGTCGCAGCGACTGGCCGCTCCGCGGAAAGATCATCGACCGCCAGGCATTGGCGATGCCGCGCGCGTTGCCCGAGAAGGCGGTGGTGACCTGCCGGCGCAGCTCCGCCTTCACCTGGTCGGTCTCGGCGCGGATCGCGGTCATGGCCGCGCGCTCGCCGGCGCGCACCTCGTCGGCAAGCACCTTCCGGAGGTCGCCGACGATGCTGGCGCCGAGCCGCATGGATTACGGTCCGCCCAGCCGACGATTCAGCACCCGCAGCAGGACGTCGTGCAGCGCCGCGTAGCCGAGCGTGCCGGCCATCCAGGCGACGGCAAACAGCCACCACCCATCCAGTTCCAGCGCCCGCGCCACCAGCCAGGCACCGGTGCCGAGGCTGCCACCGGCCAGCGTATGCAGCAGGAAGGCCCCGCTCAGCATCGGTCGCCCGGTCGAGGTCAGCCGTGCCACGGCGCCGAGCGCCCCCAGCGCGCCGGCCAGCAACGCCTCGCCAATGATCGCGCCGATGCGTTCGGGATCGATCATGGCGGTGCTCCTATCGGCGGCAGAAGACGCGCCAGGCGATGCCGACGGCGTCCCGCTCTGCGTGCTGGACGGTCAGGGTGTCGGCGCCGAGGGTGAAGGTGTCGTCCGCCTGGACGGCGGGCAGCACGGCGATGGCGACGGTCAGCACGTCGCTGGCCTGGATCACGCTGGTGCCGAAGGCGTCGCCCAGCCGGTCCGGTGCCGAGCGGACCACGCGGAGCAGGACCGGAATCCCGGTCCCACCCGCGCGATAACTCGCATCCGCACCGATGTTCGGATCCGCGGCCAATGCGTCCATGGCTGCGGCGAAGGCGCTCATCGGCTGCAAGCCCCACGGATGCGGGCGCGCAACTCGCCATAGTCGTCGATCATGCGCACCAGCGTCGCGCTGGCAGACAGCGCGGCCAGTTCTTCCGCCGCCTGCGCCTGCATGGCATGGGAGTACGGCATCAGCGCGAAGCAGCCCGTTTCAGAACCGGCCGGCGCGCAGGCGCTCAGCAGCGCCATCAGCGCGATACTCGGCAGAAGCCGCATCGGCTCTCTCCCTGGCCTGGAGGTTGTCTTGCGTCACCTGGCGCTCGACGTCCGCGCGGCCCTGCCGACGGCCCATGGCCAGCAAGGCCAGGACTGCCCCAGCGCCCGCGAGGGCGGCCGCAACCCAGCCACCGATGCGGGACCACAGAGCGGCGAGCAGCGCAGTCACGCCGTCCTCCGTAGACGCCAAAGCAGGACCCCGAGCACGGTCGCAAGGATCACGGCGATGGCGACCATCGGCGCCAGACTTCCGAGCGCCTGGATCGCCGGCGCGGCCTGGGCGGCGATGGTGACCACGCTGGCAGCGCCGACCGCCATCGCGCCGCGACCCGTGCCAGTGGCGGTGGCGACCTGCCGCACTGTCTCCGGCGCGGCGGGCGGCACCCCGGCGAGCGTCAGCGCGCGATCGATCACCGCCGCGGGATAGGCCAGCCCCGCGCATTCATGGTGGATGATGGCCTCGACCAGCGGGCGGAGGTGATCGTGCCGATGCAGGTCGATCGCCTCGTCCGGCCCGACACCAATCCGCCGCGCCACCACGGCGATATAGGCCGCGGTGTCGTTCTCCACCTTGGGCGCCCACCGCTCGATGATCGCGCGTGGCGTCCGCAGCTTGTGCCGATCCTGATAGGTGACCAACAGGGCGGCGAGCGCGCGGATGCCGAACTCGTGGCTGGTGAAGCGGCAGAAGCGCCCATCCGACGGCGGCTCGGCCAGCCCCTGCCACTTGTTGGCCGGGACGTGCTCGATATTCCCCGGGTTGCGGTTGCGATAGCCCCGCGTGGCCTTGGGATCGAGGCTCATGCGCCGGACGCCGGAACGCGCAGCAGCACGGCGCGGACGGTGGTGTCCGCCGCGAGCGCCGCCACTGTCGCGAGCCCGACCTGGAAATTGCCGGTGGCGGTGGTGGTGAGGCGCCGGTTCGTGTTGTCCCAGAAGACCCGGGCGCCGGCGGTGATGGCCAGTGCCGGCTCCTTGGTGATGTCGAAGACGCCCTTGGTCTGGCATTCGATGACGGCGTTCTGCACGCCGTCGACGGCGGCGACACCGAAGAGCGCGCCGACCAGGACGCCCTGGCCGGAGGTGACGCCGCCCGCATAGGGGACGGCGAGCGCCAGGCTGTCGCCGGGCTGGACGTAGTTGCGCATGGGGATGAGGTCTCCAGAAACGCAGAAGGCGCCCGGTGGGGCGCCCTCTGCGTGGATTGACGATGAATGGACTGTTGGGTGGCGGAGGTGATCAGGTGCCCGGATTGAACCAGGCGCCGCGCCAATCGATGGCGCCGACACCGAAGTCGAAGATTACGCTGACCTCCACACCGTCGACGCCCTGGACATTGCCGGTGGTGACCTGCGGCCCCTCGGCGCCGTTCAGATAGCCGTAGACGTAGACCGGCGCGGCCATCGGATCCGAGAACAGGTACCAGCGGTTGGCCGGGATCAGCGGCTCGACCAGCGGCTGCACGAAGCCCGCGTAGACATTGGCATTGCTGGTCTGCGTCGCCTGCACCGACACCGTGAGCTGCCGGGCGGCCAACTCCTGGTTCGGCCCAACCAGCAGGCGCATCTGGGCACCGACCGCGATCGGCAGCCCGTCGAGCGTCTTCTGGCGCATCACCGCGGCACGGCCCAGCGCCAGGTTCGGCAGGTCCAGCGCGGTGCCGGCGCCCGCCTTGTTGGCGCGCGCCGCCGCCGTCCCGAACACTGCCGCCGCGCCGGTGATGAGCGTGGGGCCGTCGCCGGCGGCGCTGTTCACCAGCGCATAGGCCGTGGCGTTCTCAAAATCGGCGACGCGCCGGCCGATCATCGAGGCGAAGTCGGTGAAGGCGCCGAGATCGTCGTTCACCAGCATCTGCCGCG